ATTAACAAGTTGCAGTAAAACTATGGATCCAGGTGATTTACTTGATCCAACAGGAACAGTAATAAAACAAATAATTACAGGAGGTAAGAAAAAGTGACAGACGAATTATACGAAGCTACTAAAAGAGAAGTCATGAGTGAACATGAAGAGTACAAAAATGCTGATGTACCCAAGGAAGTGTGGATACAGAGAAATGAATATTTACATAAACACATTGATAAGTTAAATGAAGAACTTAACGAATTGAGAATAGACAATAAAAGACTGTCTCAACAAGTTGAAGATCAATTAAAACAATTTAGGAATAGTGGTAGTATATGATAATTAAGAAATTAATAGTTAAACTAAGAATGTGGTACGCAGATCTACGTGGTCACCATGGTAAACGTTGGGACTATGAACCAGGAGAATGGTACATGGGTCGACACAGAAAAAGGAGAAAATGAAAAATAGAGATAAATTATTATTTAGAGTTAAATGTATAATTAAAAAATGTAGAGAACAGGGAAAATGGGATCTGTTAGCAAGATTATGTTATAAGTATGAACTTACCCCTGTAGGAGAAGATTATTATGATTAGAACGATACCTGATACCATCGATCTTATAAAAAGAAAGTATAAAAGATTTGTAGATGTACCTTTATCTTGGATGGAATCTATTGGTAGTAAGATGAATGTATTTGCATGGAACAAACGTTGGAAGAACAGGGACCATGGCACAGGATATAAAAAGTAAATTTGCATATCTTGCAGGTTTGTTTGATGGTGAAGGTAATATCACTTACAAAAAATATTGGGCAAATAAACCTAAAGGTAGGTATAAATGTTGGCGTATACAAATGGAAATCGTTATGACCGATAAGCCTACGGTAGAGTGGTGTTGTGATACGTTCGGTGGTAATCTAAGAGAGAAACCAAGAAAAGGACATAAGATGCAGTATCGATGGCGAAGAGGTTTTAGAGATGCGTATGAGATAGCAAAGATTATAGCTCCTCATGCTTTAACGAAAAGGATTGAACTTGAAAAAATTATTAACCATTACGAAAAAAATTCTGTTTAATATTTTAATGATCATAATGGGTCTTATTGTTTTGATTATTATCGGTCTAATGTGGGCCATAGATAGAGTACCAGGAGATAAAAATGATAAAAAAGATAAATAAATTTAACTATCTCAATGCTTCAAGGGTCGAGGAACACGGATCACGGACCTACGATGTATCTGGCAACAGACTTCCTAGTGTCACGACTATTTTATCACGGACCAAGGACCAGGAATTTTTAAGGAAATGGAAAGCTAAAGTTGGTGAAGCTGAGGCTGAACGTATTAAAAACTTATCTAGTAAAAGAGGTACGTCAATGCATAAGTATCTTGAAAATTATGTACTAGGTGACGGATATGAAGACTTAACTCCTTTAGGACAAGAGTCTAAACGTATGGCTGAGAAGGTCATAGAGCTAGGACTAGCACCAGTGGAAGGATATTATGGCTCAGAGGTCACGTTATATTATCCAGGGCTGTACGCAGGGTCTACAGATTTAGTTTGTGTACACAATGGCAAAGATACAGTTGTAGATTTCAAACAAGCTAATCGTCCAAAACGGGTCGAATATATTGGAGACTATTTTTTACAAGGTGCAATGTATTGCATGGCACATGACTATGTACATAAAACCCAAATTGAACAGTTTGTAATTATGATGTGCACTCCAGATTTGTATTACCAAGAATTTAAATTAGAAGGCAGCGAATTACGTAAATATAAACACGACGCTTTAAAAAGAATAGACATGTATTACGAGATGAAAAATGATGAAAAAGAGGCAACATTGTGGCAAGATTAAGGCAGAAAATGCCGACACCCAAAGTGTCGAACAGGTGTCGAATCGACACCCAAAGTGTCGAAAAAAGAGGTAAAGACCCAAAATGAACACTTTTGTTCATAATTTGTTCCAAAATGCCGACACTTTCGACACCCTGCCGACACCCTGCCGACACCCAAAGTGTCGGCGATTATTTGCCTACTGCCACAACGGTTCTAGGTCATTTAAGGTACTAAAAAACACGATGCCGACACTTTTTATAAAATTTTATTTTTTATGTGGTATAATAATTTTTAACACATAAGTGTCGAAACCGGAGAATGTGGCAAGATTATGGCAAAAAGAAGAAAAAAATCAAAATACAAACATGCTGTTATCGGTAATAAAAAATACTATTTCTACAAAATTGTGTGGATCGATCCGTGCGGTGACAGCGGTCATGCAGATATAGATGAGATGAAAAAGTTATTACCAGCTATAATGGTTACACAAGCTTATGTGTTTGAGAAAGATAAAAAACATGTCTGGACGTTTGCTTCTTATGATACTGAATCAGCAGTATTTTCTGATAGAAATGTGTTTCCAAAATGTATAATATCTAAAATGGAAAAGATAAAAATATGAATTGTTGGCATTGTCAGACAGAATTAATTTGGGGTGGTGATCACGATATTGAAGACGAAGACGAGTTTTATAGTATGGTAACTAATTTAAGTTGTCCTAATTGTCAGGCCGCAGTTGATGTATACTTACCCAAACAGGAGGAAGATTTATGAAAAGAGAAAAAGGCAAAAGATACGACGGTAGAACAAGACCACCAAGCGAAGCCTACAAAAACGGTTGGAACGAAATATTTCTTAATAAGGTTTTAAAACAAGAAGTTGATATTAATGGTACAGGCACACATAAGTATAGAATAAAACATGGGCCTAACAAGAATAAAGTTGTTTAATGTTTATCTTTGTCTTCAATTTTTTCAGGAGTAACATCTATAATCTGTGAATAATCATCTAAGATCTTTTTCATTTTTGCTTCTAATTCTAATTCTGATAGGTCCTCTAGTTTCCCTGTTTTTATTATTTTTCTGTCTATGTATAATCCTGCTGCCTTTCCTCTGTTTGTTTCAGCGTTCACAGCAGATGAAAAAGAACCTTTCTTTAAAGCCTCTTCCTTAATTCTAGATAATTCTGCTAAATGACTTTCATAAGTCACTTCAAATTTCTTAAATTTTTCTTGTTTTAATTTATCTACATACTGAATAACAAGTGGGCTAAGTTTAGGATTTAATAATTCAGACCCTTCTTGTGCAGCTCTTTTCTCACTATATCCAGCTAGCTTTGCTGCTTCTGTTTGTGATACAGGACCATTTGGTCCACCCCATACAATAAGCTCTGCAAATCTTTTTTGCATTTCTGTTAATCTTTTTGGTACTCCCATACTTGACTTTTTAAGGTAAGTCTTATAATAAGTCAAGCAGACAGAATATGTACGTAAAACATTTACAAGAGTATTTAGATAAATTTACAAATGGTCGTAAAGGTAATGCTGTATCTAATGCTAAAATATTTATTCACGTGAACGGCTATCTTGAAGAGATAAAAAGAATAGAAGTACAAGAACATGCTATGGGTACACCAGGTGCAGAGTCTATAAGAGTAGTTTTAAAACCTCAAAGAGAAGAGAGATTAATACTGCCTCCAGGGTATATTAAGGATTATTAATGGAAATTATCTGCTATGTTTTTATAGTTTTGTGGGTCATGGGCATGACAGAGTAACCTTGAAAAAACTATGGGTCCAGAAGCAAAACTTTACCAAAAATTTAAGAAGGCAACTCCTAAAATATTGTGGAATCGTATAGAGAATTTAACTGTTCCTGGCATGCCAGATGCACTGTGTTACAACAAAAGAAATGTATTTTTTACAGTCGAGTTTAAAGTTACGAAGGGTAATAAGTTAAAGTTCAGTCCACATCAAATAGCGTGGCATCAGACACATCCTGAGAATACTTTTATCATAGCAGAGGCCCTTGGTCCGAGGTCCTCGAAAACTTCTTCACTATTCCTGTACCGTGGTTCACGAATCATGGAGCTTGATGCTTGCGGCTTGGAGCTTGATGCCTCAGCTGTTGGGCTTGATGCCTGTTGCTCTGAGCTTGAGGCCTGTGGCTTGACGCTTGAGACTATGGGTGAGTGAAGCTTGGAGCTTGGGCCTTCCAGCTTGAGGCTTGTACCATCTAACCGGGTAACCGTTCGCGCGGCACCATTCATTGTGGACCGCTTCTATATCTGCTTGAAATTTAATGTTGGCCATATGCAACGTTCTTGACTTCAGGATTCCAGCAACGTCTACAGCTGCCACAGTGGCCCAGATCTAAATCTTTTTTCTTTTCTTTGGTCATAGTGTCAAACGCTTCTAACGTGTGAACGGCCCCAGTCTTGTCA